CAAGGAAGCCAGGATAACTAGATCCGGTTGCGTCAACTACAACGGTCGCATTAGTGCCAGACACATAAAGATTGTTCTGGCTTGAGTTCTGGAAAATTAACTGCGCGTTGGCGTTGACATAGCCGTGGATAAGACCACTAGGACTCGTAGTGCCAATCCCTACGTTGCCTGCCGATGTGATGCGGAGGCGTTCATTTGCCAGTCCGTTAGTCGCAAATGCAAGATATTCACTACCACCAGTGGCAAGCAGCGTGCCAGATCCACCGCTGTAACCAGGCGCAACATAAAAGTTAGACAGAGATCCATCGGTAACTTGAAGTCGTTGCGTAGGCGAACTAGTCCCTATGCCAACTGACCCTGAGGAGTTGATGAACAGACGCCCGGTGCCGCCAGTGGAAATTGCAACCTGATCAGTGCCGGGGCTGTAAACACCGGTGTCGGTGCCGCTGTCCTTGAAATACAGCGAAGGAGCAGCAGCCGTGCCGTTCTCTAGGGCAATGGTTGACCACTCGCCGTCCAGTTGGAACAGAGTGATCCAAGCGTTGTTGGCTGCATTACGCAGCTTCATGACGCCGTTGGTCGTGTCAGCCCACCACTGATAGGCGTATGTGGTGGCGGGGGAGACGGTATCGCTGTTGTTTGTGACGACAGCAGCCAAGGCGCCGTTGATATCAGAGCGGACGGCGGCACCTGTGCCGTTTGCAATCACATAATCGTGGGTTGCCATGCCGGACCATCAGTGGCGATTTGTCTTACAGTTTAAGCGGACTTGCCAAATCCAACCGCAACCCAGTTGAAATTGCGGTTCACAATGGTATTGCTGCTGTTGTAGAAGGTAACAGTAAAGCCCGTTCCGGTCACGTTGGTAACGGTGAAATAGTCGCCACTGGCCATGTTCTGCCCTGTTACACCAACGCTTGGTATGGAGGTATTAGGACCGCCAAGCGAAGCCGTTCCGGTGAAGAAGGCGTTGGCGAAGGTCACGTTTTTGGCAGTTGTTCCGCTGGCAACAGGCCCGTCACTTTGTTCCTGGCGCTTTTGAAGCGAGGCATTGAAGCCCAACTCGTCGATCAGGATGTTTTGATCAATCGCCGTAGAGCTGAGTTTGGCGCGGAACTGAAAACCGCGACCTTTGTAGGTGCCGTTGGCAAATGTAGTCCAGCTTGACCATGTTGGACTTCCAGCTGGATCGTTATTTGTTGTTCGGACTTCCATCGTGGCATTAACTTTATCAATAATGCCGCCATCCCAGTCACTCCAGTCGTCAACCTGAGCAGTTCTGGAATCAATAAGATCGCTTGGGAAAAATCCACTGGTTACAAAATAACGAACAAGGTCTAGTGAATATATATTTTCAAGATCAACAACATTGGCAAAGTCATAAGTGGCACTAGCTAACACATCTCCAATTACGTCAAATGTTGCAAGTGCGTCAATGTCGGAAACCGTATCAATATATGCGTTGCCATCAATGCAAAGCGCATCAAATTCATCGCTATAAAAACAATTTGTTTTTGTTCCTTGGAATGGCGGTGTTTCTTGATCTTCGCGTTGTTGTTTGATTAGCAGCGGGCCAAGCGTATCCGGCAAATCAATGATGACGCTGGTTTCGCTGGCGCTCATGTTGCCGGAGTCATCGGCAAACTTCACCAGCACTTCGCCTTCAATCAATGGGATCGTGGCTTGTGTGGCGCTACCGGCGACAGCTTCAATTAGATCAACTGAATTGCTCCAAGTGGCTGAGCCATCAATCAGGCTGCTATGGCGGATGTGAACTTTGCCGCCAACTTTTACGTCAAGATCTGTAGTTTGCGTCCACTTCAAACGGCCAGAATTTGCGTTGATAACTTCAAACGTAAGATTTTGTACATTTCCAGGAATAGCTGTTTTGCCAATCAGCGTGAAACTGGCATTAGCAACAGTGCTGAGCTTATAGAGGCTGCTAACGGATTGAACTTTTACGTCTAAAACGCCGGCGGATAAATTTTTCAGCGTAACGCTAGATGCTGAAGGTTGAACCGTTTGCCAGTTGTCGTTACCAAGGCGGTATTCAACCTTATAAAACAGTGGCTTGACGCCCGTTGTAGGCGGGTTCCAGCTCAGTTCAAACGCAGTTAGAACGTTTTGGCCATCTTCGTAGAGGTATTCATTGCCCGTTAGCGATGTAGGTGGATTTGGTATTGCCGAGAAATTTGTAATGTCATTGAAAACAAGTTGAACGTCAGATTCAATGGCGTCGTAAATGCTGGCGTTATAGGCAAGTGCTGTGACGCCGTAAATACCTTCTTCGCTTTCGGCAACACTGACAACACGGAATTGCTGGCTTTCAATATCGTTCGTTTGCACCAGCCATGCGGATTGAGCATTAGGCGCTTCACTAAACGCCGTGCCAACAGTCAAGACAGCACCACTGCGGTCTGTGATCGTGCGGGTTTCGACTAACCCGGTTGGCATCATGACTGACAAGGTTGGTGCATTATTTAGGTTGATTGATACGGAAGCATCGTCCACTGTGACCGTGGTGGTCGTGGCAGCGGAAATGCGTCCCATCCGACGGGTGTCAGCCCTTAACGGATCCGCAATATCAATCACCATGCCGGGACGCAAGACAATACCGCTGTCGATTGCAACCGAAAATGTGACGGTCTCAGTCAGGTTTTGTTCGCTAAGCAGCGCCCATTTACCAGCACGGTGCGCTTGACCTCGGCTGTAACAGCCCAACATTTTGAGGTCTTTATTGATGACGCCGTATTTGGCTACTGCGTTAGCATCTTCAACGTATTCGTATTCAATTTCGCCAAGCCCTGCATAAGTTTGATATCCAACCGTTGCTGTTGTATGGCGTGATTTTTGTGATGTACCACTATATGCAAATAAACCATCAACAACATTGGCAGGACCAAGTAAATATTGACTATCCATTGGCTTATCTTGCAATAGCACCATGGATCCAGCGCCGTAATAGGCAATGCCGCGAAAGAGGCTGGTGAACTCTTGGATGACGTTATAAACTTCGTCTCGGCTGTTGATTAGCAGATTGCAGGAAAAACGGGGTTCTTGCCCGCCAAAACCGTTATCAACGAGAGCGTTGCAATATTGACTGATGGAATAGAAGTCGTAGCGATCAAGGCTGGCCTCAGGGATAGCTGCGCCATACCGAGTGTTGGTCAGTAGGTCCCACAGACACCAAGCTGGATCGCTACACCAAGTTGCTGCACCAAATGTGCCATCCCAGACGCCGGCATAAGTAACTCGTCCAAGATGAGTTGAAGTGTCAACGGTTGCATTGGAGGGGAGGCGAACTTTGATGCCGCGAATCAGGTATTTGCGGGTGGGGATGCTATTGAAGTTTTTGGATTCAAAACGCAGGAACGCAAGGGCGCTGTTTGGATACCTAAGTTTTTCATCGATAATCTCTGTGTACGATGACCAGTTAATAATGTTTTGAATTTTAGTTGTTGATGGATCAGCTGTTATACGTGCAACTTTAATATCAACAGGAAATGCTCCAGATAAAGCAACAATGTAATCGCGCTGATAAGCATTCGATGTTTTACCAGTAATCGTATCGTCATGTGCAACTGTATAACCACCCCCATTGTATTGCACGGATATTTGTACTTGAACAGAGCTGCCAAGAATATCGCCTTCGTTTGTAAATACCTGAAGCGAAGGTAATTGTAATGTTATGCGAACACGATCAACATCAACATCTGTAATCGTGCGAACAACAGGCGTTGCCGTGGTGATGGTGACGCCAACTGCTTGCTCGGATTCAGTGCCATTGAGGTTGGTGATGTATGACTGGTTTTGTGTACCGGTGCGGGTTGTAATTGAATAGCCGGTGAAGTTTTCAGTTCCAGCGGCACTTAGGACTGGGGTGTCGTCAAGGTAAATACTCTTGTGGCCATTATCAAGACCCTGAATTTCGCCTTCGCTGAGTAGATCCAGCACGCTGGCAAACTGCGTGGACTTGATGTTGTCCGAGGTTTCTGTTGGAACGTAGGCTCCACCAAAACCACCAGTTCCCTTGTAGACGACTCCACCTGCTTGACCACCAGCACCAGCAATGCCAAGACCTAAGCCGGCATTGTGAACACGGATGTTGTTGGCAATGAAGGTGTGGTGGCCTTCAACAGTCAGGTTGTAAACCGTGCCATTGCAGAATTCATTTTTGCCAACAATTGGACGTAAATGATTATTAATATCAACCAGGCAATCGTCCGCACCAAGAGTATCAATCTCGACGAATGCATTGAATTGATTAAGAACCCAATGATTCGGTGTTGCATCAACGCATTGGCCGCCCCACAAGCGATAACGAATTACGCGCTCGTTTTCGTGCTTATGTACTTTTAAAACCT